CGCACTACATGGGTGAACCTGTTGGTGTGATAACACGCTGGCATGTGGTAACTGTAACGGGGCTGTGGGTGTTAGCGTTCTGGTCGCCATTCTCAAGTGCCGCTTGTAGTATGCAGGAAGACAGTTGGGGTAACAGTAAATACACATGCCACAATGGTAACTCTGGCTCATTGACCACTGACTCGTGGGGTACTACGCGTGACAGCCGTACAGGTACTACGTACCAGACTGACGCTTGGGGAACTACTCGTGGCTCTGATGGTACTAGCTTTAAGACTGACGCATGGGGCACAACTCGCTACAACGATGGCACTACGTCACAGAAAGATGCTTGGGGTACTACGCGCCACAGTAATGGTACAACCTGTACGACAGACAACTGGGGCACAACGAGGTGTAACTAATGAAGTGGGGACAAACACACGGTGGGAAGGGGGACGTTCCTCGGCCCACCAATAAAAAGAAGTTCGACGATAACTTCGACCGTATCTTCGGTAAGAAGCAGGTCACTGGTATCACAGAGGATGACAAGCATGGCGATGACACCGGAAGCAAAAGTAAAAAAGGAAGTGGTGAAGCAACTAAAGGCTCTTGACGCATACTACTTTTTCCCCGCCACTGGCGGTTATGGTAAGTCTGGCGTACCTGACGTGGTTGGGTGCTACAACGGTAACTTCTTTGGTATCGAATGTAAGGCAGGTAAGAACACACCAACAGCTTTACAGGAGATGAACCTCAAAGAGATAGCAAACAGTGGTGGTATATCTTTGGTAATCAATGAGAAGAATGTAAAGTATGTATCACAGATTCTCACTGGTAGGTATGCACACCCCGACCAAGTGGGTAACAAACCTATAGAGGAACAAATATGAGCGTTAATATAAATATGGCAACCCCCGAACAGTGGGACGCGCTACGTAAGAAGCACCCTTCAATCGTAGATAAGTATGAAGACTTCTTTGATAAACCTGCGGGAGATATGCAGCAAGATTATTTAGAATACCCCTCGGTCGATGATGGCGATTGCCCTGTGGAAGATATGGTCAACAACCCTAATCACTACAATACCGGAAGCGTTGAGTGCATAGAAGCGATAAGAGAATCCATGTCTCCTGTATCATACAAGGGCTACCTGAAGGGTAACGTACAGAAATACGTTTGGAGGTACGAGCATAAGGGCAACGAGATACAGGACTTGCGTAAAGCACGGTGGTACTTGGACAAGTTACTAGATGCTGTGGAGGAGCTGTAATGAGTAATGATATAGAAGATAAGATATTGCAGTGGCATAAAGATCGCAACCTGATCGAAGGCTCAACAGATGGCGCTCAGTTCGAGAAGTTGTTAGAAGAAGTAGATGAGTTGCGTGGTAACATTGAACACAGCCAACCAGTGGTTGATGACATTGGTGACATCATGGTAGTGCTAGTAAACATAGCGCATCGCAACAAGCTGACCCTATGGGAATGTATGTACCATGCTTACAATGACATTAAAGATCGTAAGGGCAAGATGATTAACGGGGTATTCGTTAAAGAAAAGGAGGAGTGATGGATCTTATTACGTTAGATTTCGAGACGTTCTACGACAAAGACTTCTCGCTACGTAAGATTACTTTGGAGAACTACATCCGCGACCCTCGCTTTGAGATAGTGGGTGTAGGTATCAAGGTAAACAATGGGGATACAGAGTGGGCATCGGGCACACATGAGGAGTTACATGACTACTTACATACGTTTGATTGGAAGAACAGCATGGTACTGGCTCACAATACTATGTTTGACGGCGCTATACTCGGTTGGCTTTTCAATATCCGTCCTCGTATCTGGGCTGATACTTTGTGCATCGCTCGTGCTTTGCACGGTGTTGAAGTGGGTGGCAGTCTTGCGGTGTTGGCTGAACGATACCGTATCGGCGAGAAAGGGACAGAAGTGCTCGACGCAATGGGACTTAGAAGATTAGACTTCTCTGAGGAACAGCTAGACAGCTATGGCGATTACTGCATCAACGATGTGGAACTAACATATAAGTTATTTGCCCTCATGGGTAAGAACTTCCCGAAGAAAGAGATGCGCATCGTAGACATGACCCTACGTATGTTTATTGAACCAGTGTTGGAGTTAGACCTACCACTACTGGAAACACATCTGGTGAACGTGAAGCAGAGAAAGCTAGACCTAATAGAATCCTCTGGTGTTACCAAGACAGACCTTATGAGTAACCCTAAGTTCGCTAAGTTGCTAGAAGCACAAGGCGTTACACCTCCGAAGAAGATTAGCCTTACTACAGGCAAGGAGACACACGCGTTTGCTAAGTCTGATGAAGCGTTCAAGGAACTACTAGACCACGAGAACCCTGCGGTAGTAGCACTAGTAGAGTCTCGGCTAGGAGTTAAAAGTTCTCTTGAGGAATCACGTACAGAGAGGTTTATAGGTATTGCTAAGCGTGGACTTCTTCCGGTTCCTGTTAGGTACTACGCCGCGCACACTGGTAGATGGGGTGGGGATGACAAGATAAACATCCAAAACCTACCGAGTCGTGGTGTGAATGGTAAGGTGTTGAAGAAGAGTATCGTCGCACCGGAGGGGTACGTGTTGATTGACTGTGACTCGTCTCAGATCGAAGCACGTGTACTCGCATGGTTGGCAGGGCAGGACGACCTAGTACAAGCGTTTCTCAACAAGGAGGACGTGTATATAAAGATGGCAGCACGTATCTATGACATACCTGAGAGTGAGGTCACTGCCGAGCAAAGATTCGTGGGCAAGACTACCATCCTAGGTGCAGGGTACGGCATGGGCGCAGTACGGTTCGCCGAACAGTTGAAGACCTTTGGCACCACTATGGCACCCGCCGAGGCTAAAAGGGTAGTACAAATCTACCGAGAGTCTAACTGGAAGATCGCACAGCTATGGCGGACGGCGCAACACATGCTAGTAGCCATGTCACGTGGAGATAACTTTACGTTCGGTGCCAACGGTATTGTTGAGTGTAAGTCTAGCCGAGGTACTGCTGGTATCAAGCTGCCATCTGGGTTGTGGATGAAGTACGCAGACCTACAGTTTGAGCAAGGCGAACGTGGGCCAGAGTTTAGCTACATGACTAGGCGTGGGCGCACACGTATCTACGGTGGTAAGGTGGTGGAGAATATATGCCAAGCTATCGCCAGATGTATTATGGGTGAGCAGATGTTAGCTATCGCTAGGAAGCATAAGATTGCCCTGACGGTACACGATTCCGTGGTATGTTGTGTAGAGATAAGTGTAGAAGTTGAGGCACGTGAGTACATTGAAGCGTGTATGAATACGACCCCCGCATGGGCTGATGGGCTACCCATTGCGTGTGAGTCTGGTACTGGTAAATCATACGGAGAAGCAGGATGAGCAAAGACAAAGTTATATCAATGGAAGACTTCAAGCAAACTGAGCGTGAGTTGGCGGAGGGGACTTATGATGGGGTTCAAGGGTACACCAAGGTGTTGGTAGCGTCACATGACGGAACAATAATTACCATAGTAGAGCAGGGCGTAGAGGGTGAGCAGGGTGAAGACCAAGCGTATTCGGGTATAGCCATGGACTATGATGAGTTACTGGCAGTGATGGAACAACTGGAACTCTGCAAGGAGAAGATGGAGCAAATTAACAACGGAGAAATTGTATGAGCAAGGCATCCCCATGGTCGTTCTCAAGGATCAAATCTTTTGAGCAATGTCCCAAGAAGTTCTACCACCTGAAGGTATCCAAGGACTTCAAAGAACCAGAAACTACCGCTATGTTGTACGGTACTGCCGTACACTTGGCCGCTGAAGAATACATACGTGATGGGACGCCTGTCCCTGCCAAGTTCGGCTACGTGAAACCCGTGCTAGATAGTCTGATGAAGTTCGAGGGGGAGTTCCTATGTGAATATGAAATGGGACTTACCGAAGACCTAGAGGCGTGCGGGTTCAAGGCTGATGATGTGTGGTATAGAGGCATCGCTGACTTGGTTATCCTGAACAAAGAAGAGAAGACTGCGTACGTTATTGACTATAAGACGAGTAAAAACACTCGCTATGCGGACAAAGGTCAGCTAGAATTGATGGCATTAGCTACCTTTAAACACTTCCCTGAAGTAGAAACAGTTAAGGGTGGCCTGTTATTCGTAGTATGTGAAGAACTAATCAAAGACGAATATAAGAAAGAAGATTCTCCAAAGCTATGGGCTAAGTGGTTAGGTGACTACAAGCGCATGGAGAAAGCCTTTGAAGCAGATGTTTGGAACGCCCACCAGAGCGGGTTGTGCCGTAACCACTGCATCGTAACTGAATGTGTACATAACGGTAGAAACTAATGCCCTATAAGAACAAAGCGGATCGCAAAAAGCAGGTCAATGCCCCCAAAGGTAGTGCGGCGCACGAAGCACGTATGGAAAGACAACGTGCGAGGCGTGCGTTCGACAAGAACAAAGGGTATGAGAAGCGCAAGGGTAAAGACTTGAGCCACCGTAAGGCGTTAGCAAAAGGTGGTAGTAATAAAGATGGAGTGTACGTGGAGTGTTCAAGTAAGAACCGAGCACGTAACGGACACAGTAAGAAATAAGTGTAGGTCGATGTGTAGTGGACGCTCAGTGTGATGCGTCATTAAACAAAGCGGTATGCCTTTGTATCCTCTGGGGCCGGTGGCAACACCAACCGTAAAAATCGCATTAGCTCGCATAAGGTTCGGTTGATACCTTGCATAAGATCGGAACTAGCCCCGCCGGAGCGAAGGGGACTATTAATTTTAAGCGCGTTGTGGATGTCCACTTCGGGCTATTTCGTATCGGAGCGATTAAATGCAGATAATTGATAACAAGGCGTTACTACTTAAACTACGTAACCCTGCGCAAGTGACAACGGTTATACCCAAGAGTAAAAACCTAGGTGATAACAAGGTACTAGTGAAGTGGGGACTGGAGGAGGTTCAAGTACTGCGCAACCTAAGCATGAACGTACCCTCTCCCATACTAGGTACGTACGATTGGACGGGCAAGTACCACCCCTTCGATCACCAGAAAGCTACGGCTGCGTTCCTGACACTGAATAAGAAAGCATTCTGCTTTAACGAGCAGGGTACTGGCAAGACAGCAAGCTCTATATGGGCAGCGGATTACCTGATGAACCTTGGTGTAGTGAAACGTGTTCTGGTGATATGTCCCCTAT